TTGGCTGACATGGTGTGCAGGGTTCGGGATGCTGGACTCCTTCCCGAAAAGCACGCAATCGGCGTCGACGCGGCAGGGATTGGCGACATCGTTGACGAGTTGACGTCCGATGAGCGAGGTTTTGAGGCCGGCCCCGATGGGCAAATCATCGCAATCGGCCAGGGATGGCGCCTGAACGGGGCGATCAAGACCACAGAACGAAAAATAGCGGGCGGCGAAATGCTGCATGGCGACCAGCCAATGATGGCTTGGTGCGTTGGGAACGCTCGCGTCGAACAACAGAAGAACGCGATTTCTATCAACAAACAGGTGTCTGGCACCGCAAAGATCGACCCATTGATGGGTGTGTTCGACGCAGTGACTTTGATGTCGCTCAATCCTGCCGCGAACGGTAAATCATTCTGGGAATCCTGATGCAAAAACTTACCGCAGCCATCCCTGATGCCCTGATCGTCGTCGGTGGGGTCTCTGTCGCCTTCGGCGCCTGGATCTTGCACCCTGCGGCCGGCTTCATTACAGGCGGCGCGATCGCGATCACTTTCGGCATCATGGCGGCCAAGGTCAAGGCGGATGCACGCGCCGCTGCCCGGGCCGGGGTGGCGGAATAATGTCGTTCTTCGTAACGAGTGCCACGCGCCGCAACCAGGCATTTCAAGAGCCCTTCTGGCAGGAAATGGCCGGCTGGCTGTCGTCCGTAACCGGGAAGGCCGTCACGATCCGTACCGCGATCCAGGTCGCAACCGTATTCGCATGCTGTCGAGTGATTGGCAACGGCATTGCGCAAGTGCCGTTCAAGCTTATGCAGGAAAGCGCGGACGGAAGGAGTCGCGTTCCAGCCAAGTCACACCCGCTTTACAGGTTGATGACCCTGAAGCCCAATGGCTGGCAGACGAGCTTCGAGTTTCGTCAGATGCTGGCCTGGCACATCGAACTGTGCGGCAAGGCGTTCGTCTTCAAAAATCGCAGCGTAACCGGCAAGATACTGGAGCTGATTCCATTCGCTCCTGGTGCAGTGTCCATGCGACGCGATACGAATCTGAACTTGTTCTATGATGCCGTCGGCCTCGACGGCACTATGCGCACCTTCACGCAAGATCAGATTTGGCATCTGCGCGGCCCGACGCTCGATGGTATCGAGGGGCTGGAGGTAATCAAGCTAGCGCGGGAAGCGATTGGCCTGGCGATGGCGACCGAGGAAGCGGTAGCCCAGTTGCACAAGAATGGTGTGCGTAATTCTGGTGTGTACGCCGTGGATGGAACACTCGACAAGGAGCAGCATAAATCGCTCAGCGCCTGGGTCAATCAGCAGTTCGGAGGCTTGCAGAATACTGGTAAGGCGATGATCCTCGACCGCGGCGCCAAGTTCCTGAATACGTCGATGAGCGGAATTGACGCCCAATCGCATGAAACACGAAAGCTGCAGATCGAGCAAATCTGCTCCTTCTTCGGCGTCCTTCCGATCAAGGTTGGCTATTCCGACAAAACCGCCACGTTTGCGAGCGCTGAGGAGTTCAACCGAGCTCACCGCGAAGACTGCCTGGCGCCGCGATGGGAGGCGTTCGAACAGTCGGCGGCGATTAGCCTGCTGACCGACAAGGAGCTGGAGCAGGGGCTTTACTTCAACTTCACCGAAGAAGGCATGATGCGCGGCTCGGCTAAGGACACGAAAGACGTGCTCCTCGGCTACGTCAACGGTGGCCTCATGTATCCGAACGAGGGGCGCGCACTGCTTGACCTGAATCCCGACCCGGACCCAGCGAGCGACAAGTTGCGCATCCCTGCAAATATCGTTGGCGACCCCGCCAAGGCGCCAACCGGCGCACCAGCAGCAAACCAGTAAGGACAATCCATGCCGAAACCCACTATGCAGCCGCAGGCCGCAGGCCGAGTCCTGTCCGCTGAAAACGAACGCCTGCTGCGCGAGGCGCGCGACAACCTCGACACCGTGCTCTCCAAGCTGGCACTGGAAGACCCCGAGGATGCCGGCTCGATCCGCTACGTGAACCGCATGGCGCTCAAGCCCGGCCGCGTGCGCGTGAACGCCGACACCGGCAACGGCGAGGCTGAGGTGTTGATCTACGGCGACATCGGCGGCGGCTGGTGGGACGAGGGCATTACTGGCGAATCGATCACCAACGAGATCGCGGCACTCGACGCCGACACGATCAACGTGCGCATCAACAGCGGTGGCGGGCTGGTGTTTGAGGGGTTGGCTATCTACCAGGCGTTCGCGCGCCACTCGGCCAAGATCATCGTCCACATCGACAGTATCGCCGCATCGATCGCCAGCGTGATCGCGATGGCCGGCGACGAAATCCGCATCAGCGAAGGTGCCAACTTGATGATCCACAAGCCGTGGTCCGGCGTGTGGGGTGATGCGAACGCGATGCGGAAGGAGGCTGATGTTCTCGATCAGCTCGAAGCGGGTCTCATCAACATCTATGCGGCGCGCACCGGCGCGAAGCGTTCCGACCTGGAAGCGTGGGTCAACGCCGAGACCTGGTTCCTCGGCCAGCAGGCGGTCGACGCCGGCTTTGCCGACTCGATGACCCCAGCGAAAAAGAAGAAGGCCGCCAGCTCGGCCCTGTTCAACCTGTTCAAACATGCTCCGCAGAGCCTACTGGCATCTGTCGACACTCCAGAAATCCGCGCATTCGAAACTTTTCTCCGCGACGGAGAGGGTCTTTCGAACGCGCAGGCAAAGCGCATTGCCGCCCAGGCAGCGCGCGGGTTGGATCGCGACGATCCAACCACCCCGCAAGTCAAGCCCCTCCGCGATGTTGGCGGCGAGCCTGCGGAAGAAGCAAACCGCGAGCTCGCGAAGCGGCTGGCGGCAAGCATCACCCAGTTCACCTCCACCATCAAGGAATAAATCATGGCTGACAAAGACGCCTTTACTGAAGTAATGTAAGCGTTAAATGAGTTCAACAAAACGAACGACGAGAACCTGAAAAAGCAAAGCGCCGCGCTGGACGAAAAGCTCGACAAGATCAACAAGGTCTTCGATAAGCACGAGCCGATGAACCAACAACTCGTGATGATCGAGAAGCAGAACCAGGCGATGCAAACCCAACTCGATGCCATCGAGAAGATTGCCAACCGCGCCGGGCTGGGTGGTCAGGCCGACCCGCAAGCCAAGGCTGCGCAGGAATACCTGGCAGCCTTCGACCGCGTGATGCGCCGCCAGGCCGGTGATCGCGATCCTGCCGACATGCAGATCATCAAGGAGCGCTCGGCCGCGCTGGTCAAGGGTGACGACGCCAGCACCGGCTATCTGCTGGCTCCACCGGAAATGCAGAAGGAAATCATCAAGAACATCATCGAGATGACCCCGATGCGCTCGCTGGCCACTGTGCGCAACATCGGCGTCAGCAGCTGGAAGGCCCCGAAGAAGACCGGCAACGGCGCGGCCTCCCGCATCGGTGAGACCCAAAAACGCACCAATACCGGCGACCCGGCCTACGGCATGCTGGAAATCCACGCGCCGGAAATGTTCGCCCGCGTCGAAGTGTCGTTGCAGATGCTCGAGGACTCGGACTACGACCTGGCGGCGGAGTTGCGCGAGGACGCATCCGACCAGTTCGCCGTGCGCGAGGGCCAGGAGTATGTGTCTGGCCTGGGTGGTTCGAGCCAAGCAGCCGGCTTCCTGCTGGACGCTGCCGGCCTGCCGTTCATCGTGAGCGGCGATGCTACCAAGATCACTGCCGATGGCCTGATCGACGCCTACCACGGCCTGAAAACCGCCTACGCCAAGAACGGCGTGTGGACGATGAATCGCTCGACCCTCGGCGCGATCCGCAAACTGAAGGACTCGACCAACCAGTACCTATGGGTTCCGGGCATTGCCAACAGCATCGCCAACACCATCGCAGGCGCTTCGTACGCCGAGATGTCGGACATGCCGAACATCGGAGCGAACTCCTACCCAGTCGCCTTCGCGGACTGGAAAAAGCTGTACGTCATCATCGACCGCGTCGGCATTTCGTTCCAGTCGGACTACATGACCGGCGCCGACGACGGCCTGGTGATCTTCCGCGCCCGTAAGCGCACCGGCGGCGGCGTGCGACAGACCGAAGCCGGCGTCCGCGTGAAGATTTCGACCTAAGCCATGACGATCCCCGGCTGATGCCGGGGATTTCCGCAACCCATTTTGAGGAGCCTTCCCCATGCGTGACCTGAAATCCAACATCAAGCCGATGCAGTCGCTGGTGCCGATCAGCCGCACCGCCGCCGCCAACGGAGCCGGCGTTGACGTGTCCGGTTTCAACTCGGCCGTCGTCGTGTTCTCCAGCGGCGCGATCGGCGGCACCGCCGCCCCAACCTTCACCTTCGAGGTGCAGGAGAGCACTGACAACGTGAGCTTCACCGCCGTTGCGGACGCAGATATCCGCGGTGTCGAGCCCGTGGTGACAGCCGCTAACCAGGTTTCGATGGTCGGCTACATCGGATACAAGCGGTACATCCGTGCCGTGCTGAAGACGGTTTCCGGCACCACGCCAACCCTGGACTGCAGCGCAACGGTGATCCTCGGTAATCCGGCCAGCGTGCCAACTGTCTAAATCTTATGCGGGGCGGCCAACCCGTCCCGTCAAGGGTCTCCCATGAAAATTCTTATGTCCCAAACCGAACCAGGATCGGTTGACGGAATTCGTACTGCGGTCTATGCGGCCGGCGTGAAATATGACCTGAGCGCCACCGACGGCGAGCGTTTACTGGCTGCAGCGTTCGTGGCCGCCGGGATGGCGGAACACTTTGCGGCCGACGCTGCTCTGTCGGACGTTGGTAACGGCGCTGCGTCGGATGATGGCGACGAAGCTGCGGCGGGTCCGACCGACTCACCTTCGCAGAGCAGTGACATGAACAAGGCCGAAATGCAGGCCACATTGACTGAGAAGGGTATTGCTTTCCCGGTTGCCGCGAACAAAGCTGCCCTGCAAGCACTGCTTGACGCCGCCGAATGATCAACGTAGTCAAATAGGAGCGGAAAAAATGGCAAAATTTGTACACTCGGACGTGCTGGATGGTGGCCTGAACGCGATCAAGAACGCGGCCATCCGCGTGCTGCTGGTGAACGGCTACACCGTTGGCGACAGCTACGCGACCGTCGTTGGTAACATGCTGGCCCAGGCCACCATGGCGTCTGGCGACTACACGCTGGCGTCAAGCGGCAACAACCGCACGCTGACCACGGCTACTAAGAATTCGACCGCCACCGCCGCGCAGGCCGACATCGTGTCCACGCGCTCGGCCACCGCCGGCTCGACCACTACGCTGACCGATAGCACGCAGGCGTGGACCGTCAACGCCTTCGCCAACAAGGTCGTCACCATCGTGGCCGGCACCGGCGCCGGGCAGTCGGCCATCATCACCAGCAACACCACCACCGCGCTGACCTTCCCGGCCCTATCCACCGCGCCGGACGCGACCAGTACCTACCGTGTCAACAACAACCTGTACCTCGCATATTGCGACAATGTGTCCAAAGTCCTGATGGTGACCGATGAAACCAGCAACATCGCGGTGGGGAGCGGCGACACGGTGAACTTCCCGTCAATTGTCTATACGAACGTGCAGCCAACGTAAGTCATGACCTTCGCTGACAACTACGCTGGCGCGGCCGGCGCGCCGATTTACTGCGCCATGGATGCGCCATCGCCTGAACCATTGGGGGCGCTGCCTGCGTGGTTGGTCGGCAAGCCGTTAAACGAATGGTTCGATATACCCGGCACATCGGGAGCAGGTGGCTGCTCGCTTGAGGAATTCTCCGGCTGGGCGCTTGCCGGAACCAAATTGGTTGCGGCCGCTTGTGGCGGACATCATGTACCCGACAATAGAGTCAATGCCATCGAGTTGAACGTTGATGCGCCCGCATGGCCGACGACTCCATTGAACGCAGCATCACCATCGTCCGCATGGGCCCCAGATCAGCCTTATTGCACTGATGGCAAGCCATCGTCTCGGCACATTCGACATACCGCCAAGTGGATGCCAGAACTTAACCGGGTGATGCTGATCGGCGCGCCCGCGCTCTATACGATAGTGAGTCCGGGCAGTAAGTCGAATGTGGATGGTTTCAATCTTGACACGAACGCCTGGGATGCAGCCGGGACGTACCCAAATATCATCGGCGGTGATCCCTATTGTGACGGTGGATCATGCCTTGACCCGAACGGTAACGCATGGGCCTACGGCTGCACGCGGAAATTCGACAAGACCACGCGCACCTGGTCCACCCCACTGACCGCGACCGCCCCAAACCGGGTGCGCTTGCCATGGGCGCGTGCCGATGCACTGGACATGATGTTTGGACTGCAGCGCGGCGATGGATGGGCGGGCGCCGGCGCATCGGCGATCAGGCACGTTGGCAACGTCCAGGCGCAGATAACGTTCAATGCCAGCGCGGTGTACACGCAATTCTTGGCTGATCCAGCCTATGAGGCGGGCATGGATTATGACCCCGTCAATAACGTATTCCTGTTTTATTCCGGGAACATTGGTGGCTTGATATACAGGATAACGCCGAATACCGGCACCGTGTGGGACATGGACCTGTTCCCATACGGCCCGGGAAATGTGAACCCCGTCGCATCCACGGCAAGCACGCAAAGCCGGTTCACGTACGTCCCAGCCTTCAGGGGA